AGGTGGCTTCAACTTGGGTAGACCGTCAGGTTGGATCGAAGACTTCCAAGCTTTAGATGATGCTACTAAGCAGATCATCCGTAGTGTTAAGCGTGTCAACGTCTACTATGGTACAGTAACACTTGATGATCCTATCAATGAGAAGGGTGAACCTATTGATAAGGCTTCTTATAAAGACGTACCCTTTGTAATGGACGTTAAGAACCGAGACTCACTCAAGAGTATCAATGGTGTGTTGAGTGTACTCAAGCGCAAGAACTTACTACCTATCATGTCTACTGTTAAGTTTATGGGTGTAGAAGATAGCATCCCAACAGGTGCTAAGTTTGGTAAAATCAAAGCAGCATCAGGCGATAGGGTTGATCTTGCTGAGGGTGACAATGAGATGTTAAAAGATTTCATTGAGCTTATTGAATACAGCAATGGTAAGATCTTAGACTTATACCATGAGAGGTTTGATAAAGCTATGTCTGAGGATGATGAGTCTGTAGTGTCTGATATTATCAACAATGACTTTGTTGAGGTAGGCCAATGAATCACCCAGCAGAATTAGCAATCTACAGTTTTCTGCAGAAGGCTTTGGCTGGTGAAGCAAACATGACAGAGGCGGTGACCAAGCAGGTTGCCGCTGATGTTGAGGCGGCGTTGAACAAACAGTTTAACTCACCTCCGCGTGGCGACTTCCGCTTACGTATGTCTAACATTGGTAAAGCACCCTGTCAGCTGTGGTTTGAAAAGAATGATCCAGAAGATCGTAGACCTTTTCCACCGCACTTCTTAATGAACATGATCCTTGGTGATATAGTTGAGGCTGTGTTCAAGGGATTACTACGTGCAGTAAACCAAGACTTTAAAGACAATGAGATTGTCACACTCAAGCTACCCAATGGTCAAGAGATCAAGGGTGAGTACGACATGGAGATGGATGGAAAGATTGACGATGTTAAGTCTGCATCCCCTTGGTCATACACTAATAAGTTTGAAAGCTTTGATACCCTCAACAACAAGGATAGCTTCGGCTATGTATCACAGCTTGTAGGCTACGCAGAAGCCGCTGGAAAGGACGTAGGTGGTTGGTGGGTAGTAAACAAAGGCAACGGTGAGTTTAAGTATGTAGACGCATCTGAGGTGGACAAGGAAGCTGTCATAGATAGCATTCAATCTACTGTGGATTACATTGAGAGTGATGCACCCTTCAAGCGTTGCTACGAAGCAATACCTGAGACTTACTTCAAGAAGCCTAGTGGTAACTTAGTACTGGATAAAAATACTTGTGGCTGGTGTGACTTCAAACATAAGTGTTGGGACTTAAACGAACAACCCTCTCGTGTATACAAGGGTAAGAAAGAACCACCTATGGTAGAGTATGTACACATAGGAGATGGGCGTGGTTCGTAAACACAATAGAAGAAACTACCGTAGTGGCCTTGAACTAGAGGCCGCTACATTCTTAGAGACACGACAAAAGATTGTATCCTATGAAAAGCTAAAGATAGAGTGGGAAGATTTAAAGTATCGCACCTATACACCAGACTTCGAATTGGACAATGGTATTATAATCGAGACGAAAGGGTTATTCAGTGCTGGAGATCGCCGCAAGCATATAGAAGTACAGAGGCAACACCCTAAACTAGATATACGTTTTGTATTTAGTAACGCAAATGCTAAACTATATAAGGGTGCTAAGAGTAGGTACTGTGATTGGTGTGAGAAGAATGGTTTCAAGTGGGCGCACCGAGTCATACCTGAAGGTTGGCTAATAGAAAAAGGTAAGCGTATGAAGGAACAACGTGTTAAAGTTAAGAGGAGACTATGATGGGTTATGAAGTAAAGCCTGGCGACATCGCTATTATACTACACCCTATCATGGACGAGGGTGAGTGGACAGGCCACATCAAGACAGGTCTAGTATTTGGTGAGGCTGAGTCACACGAAGGTATGAAGGCAGCACTAGAGGAAGCTCTTACTATGGCAGCAGCACAGTCGTTCTTAGATTTATACCCTGATGCATGGGATGATTTTGTAGAACTACGAGCTGATCTGATGAAGGAGATGTTCCCAGAACAATATGAAGAAGCTGTAAAACAAACAGACACTGGGTATAAGGTAGACGATAATGTTATCCTACTTAACAGATGGACGAAGACAAAGGGTAATGCATGAAAAAGTTTAACGTTAGCTTTGTAGCAAAGGTAGACGATACTAATAATTTATTATCTTCTAGTAAGGATAGCCATGAAAAAGATGTACACGATCTGATAACAGATGTTATATATGATGTGGATGATATGAATATAGAAAATTTAAACGTGAAGGAGAGAAAATGAATAGCTTTAGAGAGTATCAGATTAAGGCAGTTAGCTTTGCTATATACCCTGCAACACACAAGGTTCTGTACCCAACGCTAGGTTTATGTGGAGAGACAGGAGAGATAGCCGAGAAGGTGAAGAAACAAGTACGTGATAATAATTTTAATAGACATGAGGTAGCTAAGGAACTAGGAGATGTACTATGGTATTTGGCTAATTTGGCTAACGACATAGGGTATAACTTAGATGAGATAGCAAACATTAACATTGAGAAGCTTTCATCACGTAAGGAACGAAACAAAATACAAGGATCAGGAGACAATAGATGAGTAACCAATTACCAACAGACTATCAGGCGTTCATTCACAAGTCACGCTATGCCAAATACTTTGATGGCAAAGGACGTGAGTCTTGGGGAGAGACAGTAGAACGTTACATGGACAATGTAGTTCGTAAGGCGCTGGGTAATGAAGTAGATAGAATTATAAATAACAATGAGGTGTATGATCTAGAACAGGCTATACTTGGTCAAGAGATTATGCCTAGTATGAGAGCTATGATGACAGCTGGTCCTGCCTTGGATCGCGACAATACAGCTGGATATAACTGTAGTTACTTACCAGTAGATGATCCTAAATCTTTTGATGAGGCTATGTATATACTACTCTGTGGTACTGGTGTTGGCTTCTCTGTTGAGAGACAGTTCATAAAGAAACTACCAGAGATACCTGAGTTGTTTGATAGTGAGTCTACTGTGGTTGTTAAAGATAGCAAAGAGGGCTGGGCTAAAGGATTCCGTCAGGTTCTAGCACTACTATGGGCTGGTGAGATACCTAAGTGGGATGTATCTCAGGTTAGACCTGCAGGTGCAAGACTTAAAACGTTTGGTGGTAGAGCATCAGGACCAGCGCCGTTAGTAGAACTGTTTAACTTCGCTGTAGCTACCTTCAAGGGAGCGCAAGGCCGTAAGCTTAGCTCTATGGAATGTCACGACCTTATGTGTTTCATAGGCCAGATAGTTGTTGTAGGTGGAGTACGCCGTAGTGCTATGATTTCATTGAGTAATTTATCTGATGATAGGATGCGTCACGCTAAGTCAGGCCAGTGGTGGGAAACTGCAGGGCATAGAGCATTGGCTAACAACTCAGTAGCATACAGTGAGAAGCCAGACATGGAAACATTCATGCGTGAGTGGTTGTCTCTGGTTGAATCTAAGTCTGGTGAGCGTGGTATCTTTAACCGAGAAGCATCTAAGAAACAAGCGGCTAAGTTTGGAAGACGTGATCCTAACTATGAGTTCGGGACGAATCCTTGCAGTGAGATCATCCTACGCCCATACCAGTTTTGCAATTTAACGGAGTGTGTGGTAAGAGCTACCGATACACTAGAGGATCTGGAGCGTAAGGTTAAGCTTGCTACTATCTTAGGTACAATACAATCTACTATGATTAAGTTTCCTTACCTACGTAAAGTATGGCAGAACAATACAGCAGAAGAGAGGTTGCTTGGTGTATCTATGACAGGTATCATGGACAACCCATTAATGACACAGAAGAACAAAGGTCTGAAGAAGACACTAGAGCACCTACGTTCTGTTGCTGTAGCTACTAATGCTGAGTGGGCTAACCTACTAGGTATACCTGCTAGTACTTCTATCAGCTGCGTAAAACCTAGTGGAACGGTTTCACAGCTTGTAAATAGCGCCAGTGGAATCCATGCGAGACACAGCCCTTACTATATTCGTACTGTAAGAGGTGACAATAAAGACCCACTAACACAGTTTATGATTGATAGAGGTATACCTAACGAACCTTGTGTTATGAAGCCTGACTCTACAGTTGTGTTTAGCTTCCCAGTTAAGTCCCCTGAGAAGTCAGTGACACGTAACGATATGTCTGCTGTCGAGCAGTTAGAGTTATGGTTAGCTTATCAACGTCACTGGTGTGAGCATAAGCCTTCAGTTACTATAACAGTACGTGATGAAGAGTGGATGGATGTAGGTGCATTTGTGTATGAATACTTTGATGAGATGTCAGGTGTGTCATTTTTACCACACTCAGATCACTCATACCAGCAAGCACCTTACCAAGAGATAAATAAGAAAGCATACAAAGCATTACTAGCAGAGATGCCTACAAGTATTGATTGGTCAGAGCTATCAGATTATGAGAGTGAAGATAACACAGTGTCTATGCAAACAATGGCTTGCTCTGGGGACTCTTGTGAAATTGTGGATCTGGTGTAAGCTATGTATATAGTATTAGGAACAAGTAATTGTGAGTTCTGTAACAAAGCAAAGAGCTTACTAGAGGAGAAAGGCATAGCGTTTATGCCTTACTCTGTTGATACAGTTAGTAGTAGGTGGTTGTTAACACTGATGTTACAGGCAGGTATGACTACTGTACCCCAGATATGGGATAATGAAGGTCACCATATCGGTGATTATAACAAACTAAAGGAACGGATAGATGGTTGAAGTATTAGTAATGTTTTTCGTAGGTATCGCAGCGGTTGAAGTAGCTGGTGATATAGGTAGTACAACATATAATTATGTAGAGCCTAAGGTAACACAAGGGGTAGACTAT